GACATGACTTCAATAACATCGGAATCCTTCAACGGTTCTTTGGCAATAACAGTTTCCTCTTTTACACTCTCTTCTTCTGCCATAATAGTGGAGGCCACTGTATTCTCAACAGTGGCCTCACTTGTTACAGCAGATTTTGTAGACTTTCTAGCCATACACAAATCCACCTTTCTTGTTCAAAAAAGTTATCAAAAACGCCTAAAATTAGGTTAATGTGAAACATCCGAAGGCACTAGGCATTAGTAAACCTAATCCAAACTTAGCCTGTAGCTGGAAGTCCATAGTCTGGTCGTTATTAACCTGACCTGTGGTATCCATCTTAGTACGAACATCACCAAACCACTCCAACTTAATGGGTTTCACATCTCCACCCATGATGAACAGCTTAGAATCATCAAGAGCAAGACTGAAAGTACCAGACTGTAGGGTCTGAGGAATCATCATCAGAGTATTACCTTCCCAATCACCAATAGAGCCAGTCATGGCTTTGGCTTCTTTCTGAGAATTGGCAAACATCTTATCGGGAACAATACCAGCCAGCTTACGCAGAGCACCCTTAGTACCAGCGATAGTCAGATTAGTATAACCACCCGCAGCGGCAATAACATCACACAGACCACCAACAGCAGCCTCAGAGTTACCAGTGGCAGAATAAGCAGAAGGAACAGCGTTGGCAACGCTCTGGAACTGTAGATAGATACGGTCTTGAATGTACTTATTCACAGACTTATAAACCTTGTCCAGTAGCTTCTCCAAGGAAACAATACCAAGCAGGAACCGCTCTAGCTCATCATACACATGAATGAAAATCCACTCTTTAGGCAGAGTGATTTCCTCGCCCAAATCAATAGCCTGACGATTAGTATCCCAATGGTTTCCAGCGAAAGAAGCAACGTGTAACAGACCACCCTCAGAATAGAAAGCAGAAGTATCACCAAGACCACGATTCTTCACTTCAACAAAAGTGTCAACAAAGGGAGAGTTAAACACATTCTCCACAATAGTAATATCAACAAGCTCTTCAACAATCTCAAACATGACAATGTTGTTGCGGCGCATAGCCTGATACATAGTCATGCCCTTGAGAATATCATTGTTAATCTTATTGCGTAGATAATTCTCCAAGTCCTTACGACTTAGCTTTTCAGAATCAATATGAGCAGAATATTCGTTACGACCCAAATCCAGCATCAAATCAAGAGTCTTCTGCTCTTCTGTAGAAAAATTATATTTAGCCATAATTCATTACCTCCTTATCGAGTATTTGTCATTAAGCCAGAGTATCAATCTTAACGACATAAATGGTTTTAGCTAGACCATAGTTGTGAGCGGCAGTAGCCAGAGTAGCACCCATAACGTACTTACGCATAACCTTACCCTCCATAATGGGAGTAGAAGCAGCGGTAGCAGAAGCAACCAGCTTACCAGTGCTGGAATCAATGGTCACATAAGCACCAACATCCATAGCAGACTGAGAAGCAGAGGTCACACCTTCAATAGCAGTACCAAACTCATCGTTCTTAGCCACGACACGCACACGGAAAGGAGTGCCAGCAGGAATCACATAATTATCCCTACGCTGATTAGTAATGCGGCTGGTGTCCTCTTTCCAAGCAGGATTGTCAGCAACAACAACTTCACCAGCAACCAAGCCAGCTTTAGTACCGGGAACAAAATTATAAATATGAGTCTGATTAGTAGCCAGACCATTCAGATAACCAAAAGTACCATTCTCCACATCCACAGCGGCAACAACATCAAAAATGCGCTCCGCATACTTAGTGGACTTCAAATTGGTAGAAATAAAAACATTTTTAGCCATAGCAAATTCCTCCATTCATTATTTGTTTACGGGAATATCACCGTATTTAGTCCTCACATAATTGGACTCTGCTCCATTAGTATCATCCATGATACCAAGCGCACCATTATTAGAATTATTCTTAGAGAAGGAATTAAGGTTCATACGAGCATAAAGCACAGAACACTTATCCTCAATCTCCTGCACAGACAATTCGTCCTTCTTCTCTTTCAAGGCGGCAAACTCAGCATTATCACCAAGCACACTCTCAAACCGCTCAAATTGAGCAGCTTTATCGGCCTCAAGCTGTTCAGCAATTTGTTCTTGTTCCTTGCGCTCATACTCATCACACTTCTGTTTAACATTATCGTAATCCTGCTTTAAGGATTCATAATCTTGTTTAACCTGAGTATAATCATTCTGCATAGTCTCCATATTATTATTGGATTCCTGCAATTGAGTATTAACAGCTTCAAGCTGAATATTCGCATCGGTTACTTTAGCAAACAGTTTATCACCAATAGAGTTAATTTCACCCTCAAAATCGAAAATAGTTTCAGTGGTAGAACCATCCTCAAGGTCTTCATATGTAACCTTCTTACGTTTGGCACAAGCAAAATCAACATTAAACTTGTCACCTTCAACAGTGTAAGGAATACCATAATAATTATAATGGTCTTTACGGTCACAAACGATTACTTCATTCTCTTGAACGTCAACAAGAGTATAGCGACTCCATTCATAGTCCCATCTGTCTTTGTAAATTTCATAATCATTAACAATTTGAGCCAATGATTGAATCTTCTGATTAAGAGTCAATGTAAAATCATTCTGCTGAGACATAGGTTCATTACCTCCTTCTTTATCATTTTCTTTACATTTCATAAATGCGTTGTATTTATCATTAAGTTCGCTTTGAATATTCTTAACAAAGTCATTCACAGTAAACTGAACAATAACATTAGAGTTAATCATTGCTGGTTCCTTATCAGAACCTAAGATGCAACATCCATTAAAATCAAATTTAGTAAAATGGAAAATACCATCATCATCTTCATATCCTTCAATGTTATCAGGGTATAATTCCATAGAATGAGGTTTTTCAATATCCTTTAAAAGAATATCTGATGCGTCTGAAAATTTAGTCCAAACAATTCCATCTACTTGTAAGAACTCACGTTCAATACCATCGTCACACTCTTTAGTAATCCAACGAGGATTACAAGATTCTGGTATAACACCATATGCGCTCCCTATATATTTTCTCTGAACCCCATCTTCATCTATTTTGGTTAAAATATATTCATGCCCTTTAAAATCTTTTTCTCCATCTGGTAATTGACGAATATATCCCAAAATAGGCGTATTCTTAATAGAATCAACACAACTATCTACAACTTCTTTTTCAAACACGCTCTGGTTATAATTTAATCCAGTGTGAAGAACATCAATTGTAACAGATAGAAATCTATCAACTTTATTATCAGTTTCATAGTTTACAGAGAAAACTACAGGGAGTGAACACTTATTATGAGCCATAATAATTCACTCCTTTATCTCTTATTTGTGTCATCATCAGCGGCACGTTCACCTTCTGAACTCAACAGTTCACCTTTGCTTTCATTGGTAGGTCTTCCACCTTCATTAGAAGAACTAGAATTATAAGTAGATGAAAGTGGTACAAGATTATTTCTATAATCAAAAATACTCTTGTGAACAACATAAGAGCCTAATACCTTAGAAGGTGTCATGCCAATTGAAGCAAATAATTTATCAACACAAGTTATTCCCAATGCTGCTAAATCTTTATATCTGCTAGTCACTGAATCTCTATTAAAAATTGTAGAGTCCAACATAGTAATCGCAAACTTATAGTTTATCTTATTATATTTATTTAACTTAATAAATCTATTAACCCATCGTTCTAATTGTCTGTATACTGAATACACAATACCAGAATCATTTTCCAAAGAATATGTCACAGCAGTTGCAGAAGATGAGCCATTGAACATTTCCTTTGTTACACCAGATGTATTATAAAGTTCATCAACTGCATCAGAAACAATATTCCTTGTATTTGAAGAATCTTTAAAACTAATAGCTTCACCCTTAGAACCTAGTGTGTGTAGCAAACCAATATCCTTTGACATATTCTGTTTATTCAACTGTGCAAACATAGCTATTGTTTGTGGGGTAAGTAACGGTTTATCAACCTTTTCTTTATCAATCGGAACTTCAACAAGAATTGCCTTATAGTTATCGTTTCTTGCTGATTGTAATTTCAATTTCTTATATACATCCAAATCAAGCAAATCTTTTAACATTCCAATTAGCATAGGATAAGGATAAGTCCATTGCCAATTTAATTTAATACAGATTTGTTTCTCAGGCGGTGGTAGATACCAAATCGCACCTACAGCTTTTCCTTTATCGACATATTCAATATATGCTTCTTGAACATAATCTGGATAAGCAGTTAATTGGTTAGGTTTAATTCCAGCTAAATTAATAACAAAATTATATAAACCATCCTGCACCTGATACAATTTACAAATTCCATAATTAATTTTTTGAATAAAAAAGCTGTCGCCTTTTTCGTTCAAAAGACCACAGTAAATATCTTGATATGGTAAAGTTTTCATTATCTTTGAAAACTCATGTTTTAGATTCATAGATTCCAACTTAGTGGCAAGTGTTTTGTATGATTTCTTAATAGTGTCCACTTTAGCAGAATCTTTAACATCATATAAATCCAGCGTCCAATCAAACAATGCCATATTACTGAAATAATTATTCAGTCTCATATAATAAGGTGACACTTGCATTAGATATTCAGACACAGCTAATAAGATAGGCCACTCATAAGCTGGATTCCTTATAGCATCTACAACTCGTTCTAAATCATAAAATCCAATTTTGTTATCAGATATGATTTCTGTATTCAAACATAACTCACGAAACATAAGCCCCTTAAACTTTTCCCAATTCACATTTCCGTTTTTAAGGGACTCGTTCAATATAGACTCATCTTGAATCTGCTGATTAATAGGATATAATTCATAATAAGTTGTAGAATCAGTATTAGACTTCTTTTTCCTTCGTCCTCGACCCATAGTGTCACCTCCTTAATAAAAGATTGGAGCTTGATTTAATTGACTGAGTTGAGTAGCGAAATCAACCATTGTCATTGAATAGTCTGGCTTTCT